GTGCAGATAGGCACGAGAGATAAGCTCTCACCCTGGTGCAAGGCCAGGGCGTGTCATTGCCCACGCACTGAGCGGGGCTACTTCATCCATTGACTATGAATCACCCACTTCTGTGGATGCTGTATGCATTCGCAATGCTGATTGAGTGCACGTATCACGTGACAAAGTTCACCATCATTCATTCAATTGTCTGTTCAATTCTGATCAAGGACGCAGTTAAGTCTATTGATTGGGACAAGCTCAATACTATTCGCAACAACATTAGTACGCAATTTGTTTATGCATGATGACTAACTACATCTTCAAGGACACAGAGTCATACCATCGCCTGATGCGTATGGATGCTGATTCACAACTAGCTGCTCAATGTCGCCTACCTATTGGACATTGGCAATGCATCTTCAAGGATGCAGATGGCGTTGTATTCAATGCCAATTCAAACAATACATGGACGCAAATCAATTGACTGAGACAAACATCATTCTAGCTGTGATCGGCTGCGTGGGTTTGCTATCCACGCTTGCCGTTTACTCAAGAGCCAACAAGGCCGCACATACATATGAAATCAAAACCACTAGACGATGACTACTTTGTACGAAATGCAATCTATTGCTGGTTGCATTACTACCCACAACACAAGTGGGTTGATGCATACCGAGAACTACTAAAGCGTGAGTCTTTCAATCGCGTGGATGTTGTTAGTAAGCCGCGGCCAGCGCGGAGGAGGAAACCAAAGCCCAAGCCAGAGGAGGACAATGCCGCTTGATTTAACACACTCATCATTTCGTGAGTACAACGTGACGCTATCTAGTGGGGAGGTGATGTACATCCTCGCTCGAAGTTCCGAGGACGCAGCATGGGATGCGAAGGAATTGGCCGCAGATAGGTCACTAACTGTTATTGATGTGAGGCTCACAGATGAGTGGTAAGGCACCATACTTTCCAAACAATTGGAAGAAATTCAAGGACGCACCACCTGAGATGTTCACACCTCACATGTTTATTGAGGTGATGGACTGGAAGGTTGCAGGGTGGGAGCTACCCAGTGATGTGTGCTGCATCATTCGTGCAACCAATTTGAAGACCCACAAGGTCAAAGAGCACGTGTATCGCAGGCAACACGCTGCTGAAAACAAGGTCATTGATTACATGGCCAAGCAGACACATGAGTTTGTTGTCTGCACCCCTGAAGCAATTCATTACGTTCACCCGGAAAAAGACTATGAGCAAAGCGACCTGGAATTTTAGGCTTGACACTTTGATTGAGGAAATCAACATGCATCCTCATCGTGAAGAGTTGATCAAACTGCTGCGTGAGCAGGTAAAGGATGATACCGAAAATCGTTAACATCTTCTCTTACCCTCAAGGGTCACCTACTTATCTTCTTAAGGAAACCTTAATAGAGGAACCCAAAAAGTCTTGACTACATTGATTGCCTTCAAGAACTTCTACTTTGGTATCGATGATCACAATTACTTCGATCTTTCTGTGCACTTAGGCAAATTTGTGCTACAGTGCGGAGGCCACGTTCCTAAGTCCAATGAATCCACTGAGAAGGGAGGTGACGAACGACGACCTTCTTCCTCTTCTGGAGGTGGTCGAAGAGATTCGTGTTCGTGACCCAGACATGACTGCTGCTGTGCTCAGCATCTTCCTGTATGTCGCCACCCATGACGACTGTCACAAACAAGCGATTGAGGAAGACCTAAGCATCAGCACTTCCAACTGCTCACGTGCAGCTGATTGGCTGCTTGACAAGAAAACACTTCGTAAACCTGGCTTGGGACTAATCAGCAAGGAGGCAGATCCATCTAACAAACGTCGCATCATGTTTCGCCTTACACAACAAGGCAAACATCTAGCCAAACGTATGCAATCCACCCTTTATGGCTGAATACCAAACCTGGGGTCAGTGTCTCGACTACACGTTGAAGACACGTGACACATGGGTACACGGCAATGGTCGCCCGACTGCGATCATCAACACCAGTCACTTCACCCGTCATTACGGATTAGGGCTGCGTGTATCCAAGATTGATCAAGCCTTCATGGACCTTTATATCCATGAGCTTGAAAAGGAAGGCAAAAGTCCTGGCACCATCAACAGGTGCATCAGTGCAGTGTCAACAGTGCTTAATCACTGTGCACGACGCAAGCTGATTCCAAAGCCTGACACGTTTGAGAGACGCAAGGAAGCACCACCACGTGAGTTCTTCTACACCGTTGATCAAATCCACGAGATGGTTGAGGCAGCCAACACCGTGTTCCGTATGCCGTGGCTGGGGGACATCATCCTCTTCGCTGTAAACACAGGGATGCGTGAAGGCGAGATCTTACGTCTTGTTACAGATGATGTGGACTTCAACTTCAACGTCATCCACGTCCACAAGACCAAGAACAACACCACACGGACGGTCCCGATCCATAGCCAGATCAAGGACATGCTTCAACGTCGTGTAAACGACGCTGTTGATGACCGTGTGTTCAATGAGTTCGACAACAAGGACACGCTCCTTCGTCAGCTCAAAAAGGTGACGGCCTACATCGGCCTGGACGAGAACTATCTCTTCCACACCTTGCGGCACACCTTTTGCACGATTCTTGCCGGGAACGGCACACCACTGCACCAGGTTGCTGAGGTCATGGGTCATAACGACATCAAGACCACGCTGCGGTATGCCAAGGTCTCAGCCGAGGCAAAACAGGCCGCAATCCAGTCAATGCCAGTGTTCTAGCTCGACTAGCAACCCGCCGTAGTACCATTTCTGCATCCAGACAGCGGCCAATCTCAAGGCTGCGACTCGCTGGAATCCCCACGCGGATGTGGCGGAATTGGTAGACGCGCTAGTTTCAGGTTCGATCCTTTGATCTAACAGCATTGGCACAGGTCAGGGGTAAAACCCTGGCCTTTACTTCACACTCACCTGTGCCTAGCCGCACAGAACTATCTGGAAGATCTAGCTCAGTCTCACTATTGGCAACACCTGCAGAAATTAGTGCTCAAGTTGAGCTTGAGCGGGAACAAATACGTCAAGGACTCAAAAAAATCCGAGACAACACACAAAAACTAGAGGACAAAGAGTATGCGTCAGCTACTGCCTACGGCGTGGCTTCTATTGAGCAGCTTCTCCCTCTTGTGGTGGCACGTATTCAGTCAACTGCCAATCGAATAAAAGAGGGAAAGACTGGCGTTGCATTTAGGGAGATACAGCAGTATCTCGCTGACATCGAGCCTGATGCGGCCGCGGCCATTGCCTGCAAGGTCACATTTGACAAGGTCTTTGCCACCAAAAAGGGTTCATCACTTGTGCCTAACGTCACAGATGCCATCGGTCAAGCGGTCGAAAACGAGTGCATGATGCGCCACTACGAAGCAAAGGTGCCTGGCCTTCTACGCACGCTCAAAGAAAACTATTTCCACAAGGCCAGCGGCACCCATCAAAAAGTCAAGGTCATCACGACGTTGATGAATCGTTACGACGTTCCTCACTGGCAATGCTGGGGTCGTGCCCTCAGGGTCAAGCTTGGTGGCTGGCTTCTGGATTGCATTTGCGAGGTAAGCGGTTGGTTCCTGATCGACATGCGTCAACAGGGAAACAAGCGCACCAACTACGTGATCCCTTCGCCTGCGTTCATGAAGGTCAAGGATCAGGTCATGGCCCAGGTGGAGTTGTTCAGTCCGTTGGCCTGGCCGATGCTGATTCCACCGAACGACTGGGATACCGAAAGGCCGGGTGGTTACTTGCTTAACGAGATCATGCGTGGATACGGCATGGTCCGCAGGGGCGATCCCACATGTATACAGGGAGAAACACCAATCAACTTTCTGAACAAGATTCAGAAGGTTGCATACACCCTCAATCCGTTCATCGTCGACGTTGCAAAAACGTTGATGGAGGAGCGTATTGAAGTAGGTAAGTTTATCCCTCAAGTAGAGATGCCTCTACCACCCAAACCTGCAGACATCGCCGACAACAAAGACAGTGAAATGTCTTACCGTCGAGCTGCTGCTGAGGCATACAACTACAACGCACAAGCGTTTCAAAGGTCATGTCGTACAAGGATGACCATGAACGCAGTGGAAGTATTTCAGGATGTAGATAAGTTCTACATTCCGTGGTCTTTTGATTACAGGGGGAGGGCTTACCCGATCCCTGCATTCCTTACACCACAAGATACTGACTTTGGTAAGTCACTTCTGAAGTTTCATGAGGGGTCTTTTATGACTCCTGAAGCAGAAGACTGGCTTGCCTTCCAGGTCGCTACAACATACGGCCTGGACAAAGCTCCGATACAAGAACGTATTCAATGGGCTCTTAATAACCAAGACCTGATCGAAAGTATTGCTCTTGATCCGATTGGTTATCTACACGAATGGGAGGTCGCAGATGAACCTTGGACTTTTCTAGCAGCATGTGATGAATACTATCATTGCATTATTAAATGTGATCGTCATCACACTAATTTACCTGTCGCTGTTGATGCTACCTGC